GTCGACCGTCTTGCGAATCTGGATCAGCATCGACTCGACGCTGGTCTGCGACAGCGCGGCCGGTGACGACAGCAGGTTGGAGTAGGTACCGCCGACAATCGGATGGGCTGAGTTGTTGAGGCTGACGCCGTCGCCGCCCAGGTAGGGCGCGCTGTTGGTGAACGCGAAGTTGAGCACGTTCGCCGTGGCGACCTCCTCGGTCTCGACCATCGCCTGGCCGAGCTGCTCCGAGTAAATCTTGCCGAGGTTGATGTGATCGCCGTCCTCGACGAGCACCTTGGTCATCGCGAACGCCGCGCCGTACTGGCGATAGACGTAGCGCTTGTTGTAGAGCACGCCACCCTGCTTGTAGGTGACCGGGCCGCCGTCGGCCATCTGCGGCGCCGAGCCGAGGCCGAACATGACAGGCTCCTCGTGATAAGCCCGCGCGATGCCGGGCTTGGTACGGAAGATCGCCTTGTACTCGTCCTTGCGCTGGTTGTAGACGCCGTCGAAATGCTCGTTCAGGATCGGCTCGACGATGACCCGGAATTGGGTTGAATTCATCGGAACTGCCACAGTTCCCTCCTATTGACTATTCTGACGTTTTCCCCGCCATCGATCAGAGGAGGCGGGGAACCTCATGAAAGATCGAATTCGGTGACTACGCCACCTGGCCCGAGTAGGTGCTGATCCTGACCTGCAACCGCGTGAAGGCATCGCCCCAGGCGTTGTCGTCGTACGGCGCGAGGCCGACGATCACGAACGTCGCCGCGGTGGCGCCGGTCACGGTCGCATTGAGCGCCTGAGACGAGAAGCCGGTGAAGGTCGAGCCCTGCGAGGCGTTGAGCAAGTTGATGCCCTCGCCGATTGCCGTCGCCGCGACCGGCCCACTGGCCTGCCCCTCGTAGACGATTTCCTTGTCGGACGTGTAGTAGGCGACCATCGAGCCGGCGTCGTAGGTCTGGCCGGCCGGGAAGTAGGGCAGCACGAACCGCTTGCCGGCCGAATTGAACATGCAACCGGCGAACACGCCAATGGCGTTCGAGGCACCCGCCGGAACGGCTTCTATGGTGCCGTTGGTGCCGCGCTGCACCGGCGTGCCGGTGTAGAGCGCCGTGCCGTAGCCCGACACGATGCCGTCGGCCTGGGTGACGTTTCGGATGGTGCCGGAAGGATGATAGGCGGGCACGAGGCCCTGGGGAGCGAGAGTGGCGGACATGAGAATCCCTTGCGGTTGGGTTTCTCCTTCGGACCGGGGCCTCCAACGACTCTCGCGTGAGAGTGGGCTGACCATCCTGATGCCCGAGCTGTTCCGACCTGCCAGTCACCAGGGGTTACACCGAACGCACCGCGCTACGAGGCATCTCGCTCCCTGGCCGGGAACCTCCACAGCTGTGGATTGGGAGGACAGTAGACCCCGGTGCAACGACTCGTCAACCGGGGTCGTTTTAGGTGTTTGGTGCCAAACACCTAAACTTTTTTGAACGACTCGTCAAATCAGCCCTCGAACTGAGCCGGCGGCGGCCTTCGCATGCGCTGCCGCATCTCCTCCATGCCCTCTTCGAGCGTGATACGGCCGCCCTTGGCCCTGACCTCCTCGTTCATGCTGTCGAGATCGGTGAGGACGCCGAGCGCCTGCTCGTTGGGTTGGTCGAAGTGGAACTCCCGCATGTACTCGCGGTATTCCTTCTGCGTGCACTCCATGGCGATCAGCTCGCGCCACATGACGGCGCCCAGGAACTGACCGTCCTTGATCGCCGTCGTGTCGGCCGACCAGCCGGCGCTGCGCACGTCGTCGTACTTGACGAACTGGTAGCCGAAGCGTTGCCGGCGCTGCGGCGTGTCGACAGGGTGGCTCGTCGAGACCCAGCACCGATGATACCCCGCCCGAGGCGGCAAATCGGGCAGGGCGCTCTCCTGCCAGCGTCGCCTGATCTCGCGCCGCCGCTCGGGGTCGGTCATCTGCTCGTCCTGCTCGCGTTCCATCGTCGAACGCTCGACGCCCCCGTAGTCGGCGCCATGTCGCGGATCGTCCTCTCGATCAGCCTGGCGGAGTCGTTCGTCTGCCGCGGGTTCCTTGGTGGTCTTTTCGTTCGGTGCCATGTTCAGCCCTTCCCTAGCGTGCCGGCCTTGGCCTTGCGTTGGTTGTCCTGCCAGCCCCTGATCAACCTGTCCCGCCGGGCCTTGTCGTCGGCCGACAGGTTGGCGCTGTCGAGCAGGTTCTCGCCGTCGAGATATTCGCGCATCATCGGCTCCAGGTGGAAACTCGGCGCGCGGCCTCCGCTGCTGCCCCGGCCGCTGCTCGATGGTGGGCGGCCACCGTTGCTGCGACGGGGCGCATCGTCCTGATCCTCGGTGTCCCGCTTGCCCTCGGGATGATAGCCCCGCGCGGCCAGCCGAGCCTCCAGGGTCGTCCAGTACAGCTTGGTCTTCGGAAGGTATCCATCGGCATGCACGGTGTCGTCGATGGCCTTCATGATCTGCGAGTCGGCGTCGGCGCCCTTGGAGTCGAAGTAGCTGAACCGCTCCATGAAACGATCCAGGTACTCCTGGGTCCGCGAGTCGTCGGGCTCGGCAACACGCGGCGGCGTACCCTGGGGCTGCCCTGGCGAGCCTCCTCGTTGCTCCTGGAAGCGGGCGTCGTTCGTGAGTCGTTGCTTGTGCCCGCTCAGCTGGTAAAGCCTGCCAATCGCTTCGTCGCGCATCGTCAGGACCTGACGGCCACGCGCGCCGTCGCTCTCGTTGATCGCCTTCTCCAGCTGCCCGTTGCACGCATCGAGCGCCGCCTGGGCCGCCCCGATCTGCGCGTCGATGGTGTGCAGCGTGATGCCGATCTGGCCCTGCGTGAGCGACCCGATGGTCTTCTCCAGGTGCTCGATCTTGGAGTTCAGCGCCCCGATCTGCGCCGACGCCGCCGTCTCGGCGTCGCGCTTGGCCCGCGTCCGACGACTCCGCCGGCTCTCGCGCTCGGCAATCTCGTCGTCGTCGCCCAGGTCGTAAGCGAGCCGGGAGTCCTCCTCCTGGTCGTGCTGGCGCTCCTCGGTTTCTTTCGGCGTGGGCTCGATCTTGGCGACGACTTCGTCCTCGGCAGTGCCTTGATCGTTCGGCGTCGGGACCATCACGATCCCGGCGCCCTGCGCCGTCTCGCTCTCTTCCTCGCGCTCGCGGGGTTCTCTTGCCATCTGCAATCTCCTACGACGTGATGACGACAAGTGGGTCGCCGGCCACCAGTCCGATCAGATCGGTGTCGCGACAGATCATGAAGACCGCGTGCTCGTCGGGATCGGCGGCCCCCGGCACCGGAACGATCCAGCGGTCGCCGCCGTACATGGGACAGCGCACGAAGTCGCCGGCCGCGCACCAGTCGCCTTCGGGCCACGGCTCCAGCGTGTCTCGCCGCCTGAACGCCGACGGTCCCATCTCGCGTACCAGCCCGGTTTGCACCCGATAACGCTCGGCGTCGCGGGAGTCGTCGGGAATGATCAGGCCGCCCTTGGTAATTTTCCGGGGCGTTCTGAGCTGCAACAGAATGTTGTAGCCGAAGGGCCTGATGCCGGGATCGATATCGGGGAACGCCCACTTCATCGCCGGATCGGTGGGAGTGTGTTTGAACAGCAGTCTCTTAGCCACGACGAACTCCTTGTTTCATGCCTCGAATGCAGGATCGTTGTCCCGCCGGTCCTTGTTCTCCACGTGCGATTCTATCCTGTCGCGAACTTCACGCAGAAGCTGCAGAGTGCCTGCCACCCGGCCGAACCCGAATTCGGTGCGCTGGTCGTCCTGCGGGCGCTCCGCCCCGTCGATAGCCTCATCGCGCAAGGCGCCGAGGATTTCGTAGATGACGGCGAGGGGTATCACTTCTTACGCGGCTCGCACTTCTGCTGAGTCGCGCAGGCGACGGCCTCGGGCAGCTTCTCGCCCGCGGCTAGACTCTTCTGCATTCTCACGGGACCGGGGTTTGGTCCAACACGATCTGACATTCTATCCTCCATCAAGTGATCAACGACTGAACATAAAACAAGGACGAGGACTCATCGCTTGCCTCCTCCTCTTGGCCACGACTTCGTGGTCATCCTGGGATCGTCATGATAGCTCACCTTGCCGCCCCGCTTGAAGGCGGCGGCCGGGATGCCCGGCGCGAAACCATCGGACGGAGACGCGCCCACGGGCGCGGCCGACCGGAACGGCGTCCGCAGATCGCCGCCCATCTTCGATGCCGCCGTCGCCTTGGGGCGGCCGACGCCACGAACTCCGAAGTTGCTCGGTCTCGCCATTGTCCTCTCCTCACCTGGCTTTCGAACGACTCGCCGCGGCTTTTCTGGAGTTCGCCCCTATCTTGGCGACCTCGATGGCCGTCGCGTTGTCCTCGTCGTTCATGGTCATGTCGACCTGGTTGCGCTGCTGGGCGACACTCTCGGCCGAGTCGTTGGCCATCGCAACCCCCTGCGCCTTGAGAGATTCGGCATGCGCGGCGGCCATGGCCTTGGTCATCTCGATCTCGTGCTTGCGCTCGGCCTCCTGCGTCTTGAACGCGATATCGGCCTCGGATTTCCCGGCGTCGGCTTCCATCTTCTGCTGGGCCAGGGCATCCTTGCGCTGCGCCTGCTCGGCCTTCGACTTCTCGGCCACCAGGGTGAGCTGCGTCTTGGACTGGTCGGCGGTCTCCTGCCGCGTCACGTCCTTCATGGCCACGATGCTGGGGTCCATCGGCATCGGCGGGGCGAAACGCTGCATGAGCTGCTGGGCACGCGCCACGATGGCCGGAACCTCCTTCAGCGCCTCATTGGCGTGCATCATGACCTCGGGGGTCAGCTCGGCGAGCATACGATCCAGGGGCGCCTCGTAGGGCGGCCCAGCCATGCTCTCGATGGTCAGCTCGGGGTTTCCCGTGCGCTCCCTGAGGGCTGTGTTGGCGGCGTCGAGCATGGCGTCGGCATACCACAGCGCGACGTGCTCGCCGATGTGCGGCAGCATGACCGGCAGGTATTTCGGCGCGATCACGGTGTTCGATCCGAAAATCTGCGACTCCATGAATGCCACATGGACCGCCAGGTGGGCCTCGTGATCCTGTCCTGGGAACGCCTTGATCGGCAATCCTGTCGACGCCACCGTGTTCTCGGCGACGGCGTTCTGCTGCACCGGCTGGGATTGCGGCACGAGGAACTGCTCGGGCTGCGGCACGTTCATCTGCTTGAGGAAGTACAGCTCGACATTGCGATGCTGATAGAGCGAGCCGGCGATGGGATCGGCGGCACGCGCTACCACCATCTGCGCCTGGGCGCTGCGCTGCATGTCGCTGAAGATGCGTGGATCGCTGACCGGCACGACGTTGATCGGCCCGGCGAAGTCGGCCCGCGTCACGATCAGCTCGCCGAAGCTGTCCTGGGTTTGCACGTCGTTCAGCGTCTCGGCGTTGATCTCCCACAGCTGCTTGAGGAAACGCCGCATCGAGCGGTGCATGCGCGAGTGGATCGCCCCGAGGTTCTTTAGGCCCTGCTCGATGAACATGTTGGCCGTGCCGACCGGCGTGTTCCCGCTGAACTTGTCGTACTCGTCGAACGTCGTGCGGATGACGCCGCGCGCCGCATCGACGGTGAAGCCGAGCAGCTTGAACAGAACCTCGCTCGGCGCCGGGAACGGCAGCGGCATGTAGGTCTTGCGAATGTCGTCCTGCGACAGCGAACCCTGGACCTCGGTGGTCTGCATCGGTTGCGCGCGAATGTTCTGGCCGCCCGCCGTCGCGCCGCCCTTGAGCCGCACGCCGGTCTGGCTGTTGCTGAGGAACGCCGAATCGAGCAAGGCGCGCAGCGATCCGGTGGCCGCGCCGCTAAGCCCGCCGATCATGTGCGTGAGGCCGACGGGGTAACCTCCCCGCCACGGCCAGAACGGCCACTCGATCAGGAAGTCGAGTCGTTTCTGCGCGGAGTCGTTGGGCTTCCAGTTGCGGTAGATCGCCAGGATTTTCCGGGTGTCGTAATCGACCGTGACGAGCAGCGGCTCGGTCTTGTCGTCGGAATCTTCGAGACCCTGTATGACCGACGACTCGAAAACCCGTCGTACCTTATCGATGTTCTCGGACGGCTGGTTGCGCCCGATGATGCGGTCGTTCGAACGCTCCGACCCAGTCTCCTCGGGCGTGTCGCTGGCAACCTTGGGATCGAGCACGTCGACCCACAGCCCGCTCGCCACGTTGGCGGCATACTGCCAGCGATCCACGTCCATCTCGTGCGTGATGCGAGGCTGCGTGTAGATCGCCCCGTCCGACCACGGCCGATGAACCTTGTCGAT